TCACCGGACAATTTGGATGCTGCGATCCTGTGCGCGATCGATATGGAACGTTTTGAGGGTCCACAGCCCGGTGATGTGATTATGGGGGTCGAAGAAATGTTTGACGAACACGCTTTTTACTCCGATACTTACTGGTAACATTGTTTTATGGGTATTTTTGATAGGTTTACAGGTAATTCTGAAGAGTCTGAGGCGCTTTTAAGGCAGATTCAAGAGCTGTCTCAAAACAATGAGGTTTTGGCCGAGTCTTACTCTGCTTTGGCTCGCGCGACTCTCGAATTCGATGACAAGGGCTGGTCTCCGCTGAATCAGCTGTCGGATAACGGTATTCGGCTTGAAGATGTGAAAACAATTTCGAAGCAGGCGCGCAGGCAGACTGCTTCTAACCCTGTTTTGAAGCGCGGTGCGATGTTGCGTGCTTCTTATGTGTTTGGTCGCGGTTTCAAAATGTCGCAGGCTGGCAATCAGCTTGCACCTCGTTTTCAGAAAATTATTGACGACCCAATTAACCAGAATGTTTTGTTTAGCGAAAGCGCGTCTAAGAAAAATGAACGAGCCCTATTTACTGACGGGAATTTTTTTGTCCGTTATGACCGTCGCAATCGTCGTTTCTCTCGTGTTCCTTTAGAAGAGATTGCCGGTTGGGCCACCGACCCGGATGACCCGGAAATTATTCGGTACTACTTGCGTGAGTATGAGGTTCGTGAGCCGGTAACCGATCCTTACAATTCTTACACTGCGGAAACCCGCAAAGTGTGGTACCCGCTTGACTATGTTGAGAACCCTGTTTCTCGTATCAACAACATTCCGGTTGATAAGAACATGGTCATCATCGACAGCAAGTCAAATGATGAGACTGGTGCGCTGTGGGGCATCCCCGATGCTTTGCCAGCTTTGCCTTGGTCTTGGGCGTACTCCGAGTACCTGAAGGATGGCTCGAAGATGCTGAAGGCTCTTTCGGGTATTGCGTGGCAGGTGAAGTCGAAAACGGCCAAGGGTGGGGCTAACATTTCTTCTAAGCTGGTCAGCAACAAGGAGGTTGCCGCCACTGCGGTTACCGGTTCGGAAATTGACATTGCCGCGATGCCAAGGAACAACTCTGTTGACTTGAACACGGGTCGCCCACTTGCGGCTATGGCCGCTACGGCTATGGAAGTTTCTGTGGATGCTTTGCTATCTGGGCCTGGTGAGATTGGTGGCGGAGGCGCTCCCATTTTGGATCAGTCTACTTTGAACGCGGCTTATGCACGACAGGGTAACTGGACTGATTTCTTCACCCGTGTTCTTCGGGTGATGGGTGTCCCCGAGCCAAGCGTCACATTCAACAACATTATTGTTGACCCCGCTTACCGTAATATTCAGTCGCTTGGTCAGGCTTGGATGACAGGATTGTTTGGGGCTGATGTTATGCAAGACGCCATGGCTGAGCAGTTGGGTATCGAGGCTCCCGGCAACGTACCGAATGGTGTTTTGATTCCGAACAATGATGGAAGCTTCCCGACGACTGGTTCGACTGTTGGTTCGGGTAACCCGAATAACGTTGCAAGTTCTCAGGGCAACTCTGGTGCTGGCGTTGATGATCTATCCAACAGTGATAACTCGAATAGGGACTTACAAAATAACCCACGATAAAAATCGTGATAATATTGTTACATGGCTCAGCTGTTAACGGAATCAAGTAGCGCGCCCGAAAAAGTTGGTAATAGATGGCGCGCTGTTCTCATTACACCCGGTAAGGGTTCTTCTGGTATTTACACGGAAGAAACTCTCCGGAACTTTGGGCCAAGTGCATTTGTTAAGGGAACACATTCTTATGTGGACCACCCTCGTAGCGAAGAGGACGTTCGCTCACCCAAGAATCTAATCGGTGTATTAGCGGAGGACGCTTACTACCAAGAGGGTGTCGGACTTGTTGCCGAACTTGACATTATGCCGCACTGGAAAGAGTTCGTCGAGGCTGTCGCCCCGCACACGGGTCTTTCTATTTATGCTATGGGCGAGGGTAACTATAACGACGACGGTGAAGTTGTTGTTGAGTCTCTTGTGCCCCACACTCAGAACTCTGTTGACCTGGTAAGCTATCCGGGACGCCCCGGTTCCAAGTTGGCCGACAAGTTGTACGAAGCTGCTGTGGCTATGGTTGCAGAACAGCTGCCAGATGGTTACCGACCAGCGACTTCGGAAGACGTTCCCGCTGGTCGCGCTTGTGGTAATTGCTCCTTCTTCAACGAGAACGATGTCGCACCCGATGGGCGCGCGCGTTGCGAGAAGTGGGATGAGTATGTTGATGGCGGCGCTTACTGTAATGCGTGGGAGCCAAAACAACAAGAAGCTTCCGTCCCCATGGACGGCAAGAATGGTACTGCTGCTAAAACAGCCGCAGCGACCGAATCTAACAAGAAAGAGGAACACATGGAACTCAAGGAATTGAGCGACCAGATTGCTGAGCTGCCTAACCTGGTTGCTAGCGCTGTCGCAGAAGCCCTTGCGCCTGCCGTGGAGACCGAAGAGAAGGAAGAGATCGACATTGCGGCTGTAGCAGAAGCAATGGTCGAGGCTAACCTTCCCGAGGTTTCTCGCAAGGCCGTCTACGAGTCTCTTCGCGCCGGTGCCGACCTGACTGAGTCCATCGAAAGCCAGAAAGCTTTTGTGGAGTCCGTGAAGTCGCACTTCAAGGAGGAAGCAGCAGCTTCCGCTAAGGTTGCCGACGAGACCGTCATTGTTAACACTCAGGAGAAGGCTCCTCGCCTCTCTGAGATTCTCAACGTGAAGGTTGGTGCCTAATGGCTCTGAACGAAGTTTACGCAAACGGAGAATCCAT